TAACCGTGCTTGGTTTGGTTGGCGCAATACCGGTCGCAGTGCAAACTGTTGGAACGCCTCATGAATGGCTGTACTGGCTGTTGTCTTCGGTAATCATAATGGCAAGAGTAGTCTCACTATTTTAAACCTATGCCCACCCTAAACAACGACGAGAGACTGCTGCCATGTCCGTTTTGCGGCAGTGAAGCCAAATTCGGAGAAGTAGAATCTGGCGAGAACTTTGGAGGACATTTTATTGAGTGCTCTAACAAATTGTGCATGGCTACAACTTCTTTAATGTTATTTATTAGCTTGTGAGTCTGGTCGATAATGACGCGGCGCTCCTTAAACGGAAGCAAGCCCAAATCCTTTTTGATCTGCTTCTTTTCTTCGCGTCGATCAACTACCTTGCTTCCGCCCGGGGGTATCGATGTAGCCCAGCCTGCAAATCGCCTTAGCGTATTGCTGATTGACTCTTCGCGATTCAATTTAATCAGGTTAGCCGACGCCATAATGCGACGATCTAATTCTTGCCTCAGTTTGGGGGTCAAACGATCCACAGTGAAGCGCGAGACGTCTTTACTGACCAATCCACCTTTAGTTACAAGGCGGTCATAGGCGCCCTTTAAAGACTTCTCTAACTCACGGCGTAATTGATCTTCTGACACCAAAGATTTGACTGCGGCTTGGCGTAATTCTTTAATCCAATAATCAAGGCGTTCTTGATTATCGAATCCAAAACGAATGAACTCGTTCACCGCTTCGGTCAAGACTTCTTGAAAAGTCACGTTTAATCCTTAGAAGGAGGCTCAGTTGGTGCCGTTAGCGGAGTAGGCGGCTCGTAATCCATGATTTCTTCAATATCCAACTGCATAGATGACTTGAACATTTCGGGCATTTCGGACAAATTGTCTTGTGCCCATTGAATCGCTCGGGCGCGGTTCTCAGGGTTTACCACAGGTAACAATGTGCGAAGAATCTCGGTGATGCCTTTGAGTTTTACTTCTTCAGTTTTTACTTTTTCGCTTGGGGTTTCTTCAATCAAATCTTCCCAAGTTGGACGGAACGCATTTTTCCACTTGTAAAACGCATTTTCGTAAGTCATTCCGCCATATACATCAGGGTATTCGTTCTGAACAGCTTCAAAAAACTCTTTATTCCACGCGCGGTGCATGACGATTTTGTCGAAAAACTCAAACAATGTCCGCATGTCGTTGCGTAAACCGGTCACATATTGAGCGATGGCCTTGGAATCTTCGGTACCTTCCGCGAACGCGTTGGTAAATGCCTCATCTTTAAGCAAAATCGCTGGTGTTTCGGTAGCCGCTGCGATGTTGGCAATGATGTTGTCGCGCGCGGTGGTCATTGCGGTGTCAGTATTGTTCAAATCGATTGCTTCGATATCTTCATCGATGTCGATCGACAACACGTTGCCAGTAGTACCCTGCTGCAACATGCTACGCTTAATGCCAGCAGCCATTTGCATGACGTTGTTAACGATTGAGCCTGACTGCTTTTGCTTAACAACTAACAGACCTGCCTTAAAGGTAACGAGGTCGTCTGTCACCATCGATTGAACGAATGACTTGAGAGGGTAGAGCGCGCGTTGGAACACACTGCGACCCGTAAAGCCAAAAGCTGACGGCTGAAAGCTCAAATAGATCGGCGTATTGTTGTACACAATTTTGCTACGGCTTGGGTGATATGGCTGACCGGCTGCGGTAATGTATTCCAAAGGCTGCTGGAAGTCAGGAGCGTTTGGATTTTGGTTGGTAACTGTTGATCCGGCAAGATTTAGTGGATCAAGTTTGTTGAAATAGATGCCTTCTAAGTACGGCAATTTCCAAGGGTCGATCTCGACGTTTGTTGGAACAGGCTTACCATCCAATTTTCCGCCATAAACTACCGCGGACACACCATACACGCGCTTTAAAAATGTAACGTCGCGAATGATGTTGGTAGCATCGAGGCGATCCCACTCTTCTTGAAACGCTCTAATCAGCATCTCTTTTGGCTGCATGTCCATAGCCAAAATGCGTGGTTTTGATAGCGCAATAACAATCGGCTTTTCAATAATTTTAGACGCAAGGGGGTGAAACTCAAAGATGGCTTTACAGGTCTGGTATCCCGCAGGGCTTCCCGGTTCGATCGCTTCCGTTTGCAGGAAGTCCATCAACGGAGAAGGTAGTTCGGTATTCGATATACTGACAGTAGCCATGAATTATTTCCTAGTGATCCGGATAGTGCCGGTTTCCTTTTTTGCCATTTAACTCTGCATCTAGCAATTGTAAATTAGCCCAACAATGGAGTCCACACACATTTTTACCCAGTAAGGGTATCACATGATCGACTACAAATCCCCATTCTTTTGCTTTTTTATAAACTAAATCCACTTTTTCTTTTTCAAACCACGGCGGAATGGCTTGCAACTTGCGCGCCCGACGCTGGTTTGTGTAATGCCTGCTCTTGTGAGCATTAAGCTTTTTCCATTTAGCTATCAGCTTGTTCTGAGCTTCCTTGTTAGCTTGACGCCATTTTCTTTGTGCTTCTAGCTTTTTAGCATGATGCTTGGTGGCGTACGTTTTAGCGTACGCTTTGGAGCGTTCTTTTAGCGTGGTGCTTTCTTTACGAATCTTGGCTTGGATTACTTTGCAACACGTTTTGCATTGCGAATACCTACCAAGTCGTGCGCCCTTTTTGCGATGGAACTGCTCTAGTGGCTTTTCAGCCTTGCAAACCGTACATTTTTTAGATGTCGGCGCAGTCACTTTTAGAAGCCGCGCTTATTTCCTAAGCCTATAGCGATTCCATAGACCGCAGCATCAAGCAGATCGTCTGATCGCTTGTGCGCGTCTGGGTCGCCTAGCCGGAACGAAGTGAGTTGAGTGAGGAGGTGGTTCCGTGTCGCCCCCTTAAATGGCATCGTTTTTCTGAACGCCCATTCGCTAATCTTAATTTTTTCTTGGTGGTAGTACCCTGAGATGCTGACAACCCGCTCGTCCTTGCCATACTGCACCAACTTACTATCGATCGATCGCATCTTCCAGCCACGATTTTTAGCTTGTTGCAATAGGATGGAGCCTGCTGCTGTATCTTCCACGAACGCGCCTGCTGACCCATATCGGGCTTTGCACATTTTTGCTAAATCCTCGCAGCGGTCAAATACACTCGGTAGCCAGTGTTCTAACAGCCCACCGTCAATCTGAACGATATCCCAATCGAGAATGGTTAGCGGTATGCCAAATTCGTTTAGCGCAAAGAACACCACCGCAGTGCCATCGTGTTGCTTACCGCCTTTAACCGCTGTGTCAATGACCGCGTACACCGCGTCGCAGTTGTCTGGGAACTGAACAGGCCCCCCGTCAACCATCATCTTGTCGGCTGCGAGTAGGGCGACGTTTGACCAATCGACAAATTCTGCCAAATACTCTTGGCGAAACACCATTGGATGGTTGCGTAGGCGCTCGCGCTCTAGCTCATCTTGTGGGACATAAGGGTTTGTACTAGTAGGTGCATGAAAAGAATTGAACCCTAATTCAGGTTCATTACATGCTGCCCAGAAAAAGTTGTCAGGATCAAGGCCATTCGGTGTTGAAAACACCCACGCAATGCCTCGGGTAGTCAGCATTGTTGGCTTAATTGATTTGAACCAAATCTCGTCCTTCATCTGAGGCGACTTGGTAAAGCCTGCCTCATCAATCAACACCAAGTCGTATTCTCGACCTCGTCCTGCCAACTCGTTATCGTTCAGCGTCCAGAAGTCGACTTTACCGCCGCCCCATAGCTTCATGGTTGCTTCATTTTTGTTAGCACTCTTAATCACGGGGTCAAGAATGTCCCGCAAGTGATCCCACGGTTCCGCTAACTGCTTGAACTCGGGTGCGAAGATACCAACTGATAGCCCATTGCAGGCAGCTTTAGCTGCCAGCCATTCCAAAAAGCGGGTTTTTCCCCAGCGTCGACCGCAGCGCGTTGCGTTTAGTCTTTTTTGCTGTAAGAAGAGAGCTTCTTGCCCTGAATGGAGAACTGGTAGCTTTACGCGTCTGCTGTCAGCCATTAGCTTTCGATTTTAGGATCTGGCAAAGCATTTTCCACAATGATACGCATTTCGTGGCTGCCATCGTTTTCAGGTTTGGCAGGCTTCCAGCCGTGGAGGTGGGTAGTGAGGAACATACCAGCTTTGGTATCCCCATTAAGGGCATTTTGATGTAGCACACCGCTAATGGCTGCTTCACTATCCGCCCGGGCGCGAACCACAGTCTCGGCGGCTTTATCATCGAACTCACAGAGTCGGTTGAAATCTACTGGCAAGAAACCAGCGGCGATTGCGAGTGTGTCCCCTTTTAAGCCTTTGAATGCGGCATCGTAGATGTCGAGTAATTCTTTCTCTGTAGCTTTCGCTGGGGCTTCTGGCTTATGGGTAACGGAGAAAAAGCTGTCGGTCGGCTTAAATCGTACGATCTCCATGTTTTCTCCATAAGGGGTTGCTAATGCCCCGATAGTAGTGCAAACCCTAAAAAAGTGCAAGTGATGTTGTTTGACATAATATGTTAGTGGTTACTAACAAGTTTTAAAATTTATATATAATTTTTGGACTTTTTTAAAAGTCGTTTTTGCATAATCCACAGAATTAAAACCCGCATCGCTCTACCCACCTATTTTAATGACCCCCTTTTTCGATTTTGATAGGCAAAAAATCCCCCTATATAGAATCAGGGGTTGCGGGCGATATCGCCCTGCAAGCCAATAGATATAAGGGTTTAGCCGTTAGCTGTTAGCATTTAGCTAAAAGCCCCCGGCTATTGGTGCCGTATTGCAGGCCGTTGCAGATAACCGGTATTATGTAAAACAATAATAGGTCAAATAGGTCACCTGATAGCTGATAGCTACTAGCTAAATGCTATCAGCTAACGGGCGCGAAAATTTAAAGCATAGAGGGGCGGGGGCAAAATTCACCTGTTATCGGTTAGCCGTTAGCTGTTAGCTGTTAGCTGTTAGCTGTTAGCTGTTAGCATTAAGCACAATGCAAACTAATAGCTGTTAGCCGTTAGCTGTTAGCAAACTGCAATAAATCCAATGCCTAAAACTGGGAAAATACCCCATAGTCAGTTAGGTCAAATAGACATGACTATTTCAGTCGCTACCAAAAATCACTGACAAATATACATATACAAAAATAAAATCCTTAGAATATATATAAGTTATAACCCATTTAGCCTATATCCCCCGCTTAGCTAGATATTTAAAGGCTTTTAGACGCTTTCACAAAATGACCCAGCAATAGCCTAAACGACCCAGCAAAATAGCCTAGACTCCCGCAAAAAACCGTCTATAAAATAAAACAGAAAAAA